TGATGCGGTTGGTTTGTCCAACAAGATCACGGGAAGCCTGAATAACCTCTTCCTTTTCGTTCCCGATGTGCTTCAACTTGACAGAACCGTAGTCTTCGGACGCGATGACCATGCCATTGGAGCAGACGAGGCGGAAGACGCCACCGTGAAGGTTGTAGGACTGGATGCCGTTGTGGCTGTTGATCAAGAGCATCTCGATTTGAGAGTCCCCGAACTGGAGTCCTTCCTTTTGACGACGCAAGCGAACCATGTGCTTGGCAGACATGGAGTCCCACTTGCGGGATGATACCTGAACGGCGCTCCAAGCTTCCCAACCCTCATCCTGAAGGACCTCAATGATCTCAGTGGTGGGGAGGAAGTTGTAGCGATCACTAGTCCTGTCTGAGTCAGGCTTAGTGGCAAAAATGGCGGGCGCAGAGGAGCGGAGGATTTCTTCGTTGATGATGGTAGCAGTCATGATTCTTATTTGGGTTGGGAGGTCAGTGCCTCGTTGGGTACACCATTATAGTCTATTCACCAAATACTTCAAGAGGTTTCTCTACTTATTCACCAGATTCTAGGCCGATTTCAGTCCTAAGTCCTTCAAAATCATCTAGATAGAAATCTCGATAGAATCCCTTCCTTTGAAACTTCATGCCTTTGTACGTGAACCAGGAACCACTCTGCTCCACTATTCCATCCGTAACCAGACACTCAAGAAGCCCCTCAAGAGGGTCCAGACCCTCGTCGTAGGTTAATTTGAAGGTAGTTTCTCCAAAAGGAAGGGAGCACTTGTTCTTGGTGTTCCTCAATCGTCCCTGGATACCGATGATCTTCTTGTTCTCGTCCTTGATGAGGTCACTGGTCTTGTTAGAGATCGTCTTCATGTTGACTCCTAGGTAGTATTCAAGGCTCTTGCCTCCAGCCGCTTGCGTTTCAGGGCTTCCAAAAAGCACGCCGACCTTGTTACGAATCTGGTTGATGACCACAAGAGCAACTTTGTACTTACGGAGCAAAGGGTTAATTTTACGGAGACAGGCACCCGTGCTCTTTGCACGGACAGCACCTAGCATGTTGTTTCCTTCGTAATTCTCTGCCTCAAACTCAGCCTTGGAGGGGCTTACAGCAATAGAGTCATAGGCGATAACGATGGGCGTATCAATGTCCGTCTCGCGGATCGCCTTGATGGTGTCCTCCATGACCTGGAAGCAGTCCTCCAGTGTGTCAGGTGCTGCATAAATTAGATTCTTAGGGTCTAGGCCCAGAGTCTCTGCGAACTCTGCGTTGTAGGCGTTCTCAGAGTCTACGAGCATAGCGTAGTGACCCTTAGATTGAGCATCTTTGAGGATGTGTGTAGCAAAGACGGTCTTGGCTGTTGACGCCTCTCCCATAAATTGCGTCAGCATACCGATAGGAATACCTTTTGTATAGTCTCCACTAATGATTTTATTGAGGGCGTAGCTTCCAGTGGAAACAAACCCTTGATCATGTACTTGCTCAGAAAGCAGACCAGCGTTTTTTAGTCTATCTAGAACTTCTTGATTCATGCTCTATTATAGTTGTGATCGGACCAGATTACGTCCGTAATACCATACTTCTTTATCAAAGCAGAGCAGCCTGGACAAGGCTTAGAAAGAGTGTTGTACCTTCTGTAAATGTAAATAGTTGATCCCTCAAGGTTTATGCCTTGAGACACTGCCTTACGGATAGCGTTAGACTCAGCATGTAGTGTTCCCCATGTACCTGATCCAAACACTGGGTGAGTCTTGTTCACGTTACATGCGCTCACCAGAACCTTTTTGCCTTTGGCAATAGCAGCGCCCACCTTAAATTTAGATTGGGATGCGTCAGCCATTTTCATAGCCGCACGCATCCCAGGGTTAGACGCCACAAAGATCATCAAAAGCTTCCAGGCTCATACACCCCTTGACCAGAGATTTTTACTTGAGGAGCACAATTCCCCATATACCTCTCAAGAGTCGTAGGACGTTCCTTCTTGGGATCACAGTCAAGACACTTGACCTGCTTCTTACCCTCCTCGTAATCGTGGATAGAGATATCAGCACTCCACAAGGAATCACACTCAGTACAATAAAATTCGTAGTTTACCATCAGCGATCATCTCCTGAGCCGCCAAGGACTCCTCTATCTTTCCTATCTCCAAGCTTCATAATGTTTACCCTGGCTACGGTCTCTAGATCCGTGCCAAGCTCAGTTGCAATCTGTGCCACATACCATAATACGTCACCTAGCTCCTTTGCAAGATCATCTAGGTCATTTACGTCAACATCTCCACCTTTGTCTCGAAGGATCTTCTTGTACTTGTTACAAATCTCTCCTGCTTCACCTGCTAGGCCGAGGATAGGGTAGTTGAGTCCTTCAGGATAAATTGCCGTTTCGTTTGCTTGAATTTGATAATCGTTTATTTTCATAGTTTCTCCTTCCAGTAGTTAACCATTTCCTCTACCATGCTCTCAAAAGTATATTCAGGCTCCCATCCAAGCTTTTCTCTAATTTCCTTGGAGTCGCCTTTCAAGAAATCTAGCTCTTGTGGCCTAAAGAACTTAGGATCAACCGTAACATAATCTCGGTAATCTAAACCAAGAGCGGCGAATGTAACTTCGCACATGTCTCGAATAGTCCTACTCTGCCCCGTAGCTACAACCCAATCCCTGGGTTCATCATGATCAACAATCATGTGCATTGCTCGAACATAGTCTTTAGAGTGTCCCCAATCTCTAGAGGCATTTAGGTTTCCTAGTGCTAGGTTTTCTCGTTTCCCGTTTGCAATCTCAACAGCACCTTTTACAATTTTGTTGGTAACAAAGTTCGAGCCACGACGAGGAGATTCATGATTGAACAGGATTCCATTACACGCATGCATATCGTAAGCAGCCCTATAGTGGCGAACCAAATTGTACCCCATAACTTTAGCACACCCGTAAGGAGATGTAGGATTCATGGGAGTAGTCTTGCGCTGATAACCGTCAGGATCAACAGAGTTACCAAACATTTCAGACGAACTGGCTTGATAGAACTTTGCCGTCTTCTTGATCGAACGCAGAGTTTCTAGAATATTAAGAACACCAATCGCATTGCTTTGAATAGTAAACGCTGGGACATCGAAACTAATTCTAACGTGGCTCTGAGCCCCAAGGTTGTACACTTCGTCAGGCATTACCTCGCTAACAACTCTACTCAAAGAGTGGGGATCTAAAAGGTCTCCATAATGAGTGTGCACAGGAAGATCTTTAATCCTACTGTCTTGATTCTCTGCTACAGAGTTTCTACGAACAATACCATGTACTTCGTACCCCTTCGACAGGAGGTGTTCTGAAAGATAACTTCCGTCCTGTCCCGCAATTCCTGTAATAAGTGCTGTTTTACTCATGCCTCATTATAGTCTTTGAATACAGGCATCTCTCGTAAATCAGGCCAATCTTCCCACTCCCACTGCCTAGGTTCACGTTGCTTGGCTTCCTCCAGGGCCTCTAAGCCCTTCTGTGCTGTCTCGGGCGTCATATAGTAGTGATACCCCATACTTGATATATCTTGCTCTCTCCAGGGCTTGTCGGGGGATCTACCGTCATAAGACATTTTTTTCAGTTCTTCGGCGGCTTCTTTACTATCTGTCAGAATCATACCGCCCCTACCTAAGCTAAGATGTTTCTGATACTGAAAGCTTAAGCACATAAACGTCTTTGGTTTATATCCACCTTTCTTCCAGTAAACTGCGGCGTCAATAATATTTGTGTTACTTATTTGGTAGTAGTCCTCCCACTCAAAGTCTTCAAAAGCCCAACCTAGCCCTAGTTTTTCTGCTGTAAAAGGAATGGAGATATACGTTCTTGTAGGTAAAACAATATTATCTGCTTTAGTATATCTCAAACATAGTTCAATGCCGTGTGTGCAGCAATCAGTTGCCACCGCGTAAGGAGCGCCATAAAATTCTGCTACAGCCTCTTCAAACTTCTTTACACTTTTGAAGCTCATTTTACTGCCTCGACATTCAGACTAATCAGAGTACCATTTTCTTTATCCATGTGTGGGAAGTAGGCTTGAGAGTGATCATCTATATGAGAGTGCTCCGTGTCTCTCCAATCATACTTAGCAACATCTTGAAATCCTACACCATGTAGTAACTCTGAAATAGAAGTGAAATCATAAGTAGTTTTGTGGTATACCGGAGGAGTTCCCCACTTTCCATATAAAGGCCCTAACACACTCTCTATACCATGCCCACTCGTATACAGGTTACACAGCTTCTTGAAATCAGGAACAGCTAATCTTAGCACTCCTGAAGGTTTCAAAACGCGCTTCCATTCTTGAAGCACTTCGACTACTTCAACTCTATCAAAGTATTCTAAAAGATGGCTGGCATATATCAAATCACAGACATCATCATCATACGGCAGTCGCGTAACATCCTTCGACGCAATGTGAGGAAAGTCTGCCATGTCGATATGGGTCCAACTTTCACCAAAATCTCTTTTTCCGCAACCTAAATGTAATTTCATTCAAACACCTTGTCTTTCTCTTGGCCTTCGTATGGTCCAGTCTTGTACTCGTAAACTAAAGTATCATCTTCTAGAATTTCGTAGGTATGCCCACCCTCCAGAGTAAAGGAGGCATCACCAGCTTGGAGAATGTGTGTTTCCAAAAGCTGCATATCTGTATCAAAAAAATGCGCCTTTACACTACCTCTGATTACCACCCAGCTTTCCTGAGCTATGGTTTGAGTAAAACTTGGCTTCTTCCAAATATGTTTGTGTGGTCTAAAAGTTTTGCCATTTTCCATTCTAAGAAATGAACATTGTATAAACTGATTTGCATCAACTATGTCTGTTCTTTCTTTAGAAAAGTCCTCTGGCGTGCAAACAATGTGCAATAGTTTATCTTTGTGGTAAATACGCTTCAAGGGAATACCTTACCGTGACAACTAAATGGAGTCCAAACATCAATATTTGAAGCAAATACAATATCCTGAGGCTCTGTGATCAGATCTTTAATATCAATAGCGAAGTGATTTATATCTGTGGTTGCAAGCCAATCTCTCATCCTTAAAAATACTTCATCATTCTTTAGCCAACCATCCCCTACAGCAAGGGAATTTGATGTGCTGTAGTTTTTACCTTCTGGATAAATACTTACCCTGCCAACGCCGCAACCCCCTACATGCATGAATCCATTTATGTAAAGTTGATCCCGATCATAGGGAGATTTTGATATGGCTTCAAATATTAATTCTGATACTTCATTGTAATGTTTTTTATTTTTAAAGAACATACTATCTCTGTCTTCTTGTGGTGTGGGAGTAAAAAAGTAACGATCCGCTATCTTACCCACAGAGATCATAAAATAATTTTGTATGAAGTCTTGCACACTAGTAGAAGCTTTTATTAGATTAACTACGCTTTTAGAAAATTTTACAGAGTGTTTATTTATATCAAAAAAAGAAATACTCTTTACCTTTTTTTCTACTAAAGCATTTAGTAAATTTAGACTTAAGAAACCCCCGCAACTAGAGTATACTGAAGTAGATGAAGTTTCATAAGACTCTGAAATTTTTTCCAACAGGTCTTGTGACAAGTTACTGTCGTCTGCTGTTCCCAAGTACACATCTCTTAGGTTTGAGAAGGAAGCTCCGTGAGAAGGTATCTCACTGAAAACACCTTGAGGGGGAACGCTTGTAATATCAGGATAAGTCATCGACTCAACTCCACAATTAGGTTTCTATTATTAGCCATATAAAGTATATCGGAACAGTTCCAGTTATTTTTATCAGCAACTTTAAGTAATTCTTCTCCTGATAGACAATTATCAATTGAGTGCTCCCTTCTTAAGGAATCGTTACTCCAGTCAGATGAGGTCTTATCATGCTCTAAAACCACAACGCTAGAAAAAGTATCTAAACACTTATTGATAACTTTTTCCAGTATATCAAATTTGACACCGCAGCCTAGTAATATGTGAAGAACACAAGTGTCGTAAATATTTGTATCAATAGCAACAGAATCTTCTAAAAATTCTGTGATCGACACATTAATTCGTGTTGGGTAGGATACCTCTCTAAAACCAAAAGGATTTACATATGAAATCTCTACCCAGTTTTTATTTCCGAGCACTTTAAGTGTCTCGTGTAATAGCTCATCATGTGGATTCATTTATTAAGCACCTCCAAGAGTTTCTGTATTCTCTTGTCTGTTGTATGATTATTATACGCTAAATCATAAGCGTTCTCTGAAAGAACTTGCCAGTTACTTCTAGCCTCATTTATCTTAGCAGAGATATTTTCATAACTATCTCGTCTGTCAAACAGCACGCAGTTCACACCATCCTTAAAACCATCAGAAGCTAATTCTTCTCCCAGGTCTGGTGAAACTACAACAGATTTTGCTAGGCACGATTCAAAGTATCGAGGAACCACTCTGCCGTTCACGCCTCCATCAAGCAAGCTAAACTTAGAGGAAAGTAAGTTATCCCTAAATAGATTATTGTCTTCAGTGGTGTCCGTAAGCTGATGCAGTCTGTCAACAATGGTGCCCTTTAATTGTAGATTTCTATACCTCGCCCTGAACTCATACTCAGGTGTATATGTTCCTGTTAGCAGGAAATCAATAGATTTTTTTCTCCCATCATAGTTATAAATATCACTACTCCAACAAGGAAAGTGAATATACTCCTTAGCAGCAATTGTAGCCTTGAATGAATCTAGCTCATATGTGTAGTTGTGGAGAACTAAATCAAGATCAATAGAATGCTTGAGCATTCCTTGTGTTACCACAGGATTTGTTATATGAGTGTCTGTCCAAAAAGCATACTTCTTAGATGGTATGCTATAGAAGTTAGAGGCTGCTAAAACTTCGGGTCTCCAAATGTAAACCACATCCGGGTACTCGTCACCATAAAACAAAGAGATTACATCTTGTATCGTTTTATCCGGGGAGTAGTCTTTATGCCCAAGGCCATAGGACGTAACCTCTAGGTCTTGAACATCCTTTATCTTCTTAGAAAAGTTATCATAGGCGTTCAGCCTGTAATTTTTTTCTTTAGGGGTTTCACAATCCTTAATGATTAGTAATTTCATAAATATTTCCTCTTACTTTTTTCTATAAAACTGTCAGGATGATAAGTAGCATTCTTGTCGATACCTAATCTCCTCCAAATCTCATTCCACAAGTGAACTGTTTTAGACTCTGGGTACTCCAGGTCGATTGTAGGATCAAACAGTTTTCCTACGTCTGGGCCAAAAAGAGGATTGTACTGGTTGGGATCAACTATGTATTCGCTCATGCCTAACTCTTCAACTTTTAGATGAAGAAGCTTTGGGCCGATCTGGCCCCATGTCAGATTATCTCGATCTTGATCCATGCTGTACTCAAAGCATTCCTTCATGATATCTGAACCTGCTTTGCTCTTGATGATACCTGTAGCTACATGAGGGGTGCCGTCTTGCTGATACTCCGTAGAGAAAACATAGTCTTCCCCCTCAGGCAAGGGCTGTAGGCACAGAACATCTGTATCGACCCACCAGCCTCCTTTCTCCAGCAGCATTTTATATCGGAAACAGTTCGAGAAAGCAGAGACAGAACCCTTACCTGCTCCTACTTTGTAGGTGAATATTTCACTCTCGTCTAGGATTTCATTACCATCTCGGATTTCTACACCTTTAGGAACATTCTTGATATCCGAGTAAGTGTATAAAACTATTCCACCGTTTACCTTAACAAAAGAACTTAGACACATCCTTTCAACAGGTGATAAGGTGTCTCCAATCCAAAGAGTCTGCACAAGCTCACGCACTTAAAACATCCTCCCACATAGAAAGTATTTTTTTATTGTCGAATTCATAATCTTCTCGTCCTCGCATGTTACGCTCCATACCGAAATAAGGTATACCTGCTTTTAAACACTCACCTTGCACAGTAGGCAAGCACTCTCTTTTTGATGAGTGATATATCGCCTCAACGCTACCATACATCTCATCCTTGTCCTCACAATAGTTCTTAACACTAACTTTTCCTGTATGCAAGAGAGGTTCGATCTCACTATCAAAGTATAACTTGTCGTTTATCTGCCCAAATAATAGAACTTTGTCGTAACCATCGTCGAAAGCTCTCTGGACAGAAACATGAGTCTGTTTGTGCTCGTCAATGCTGCCTACAACTCCAGCAATTCCGTTATTTGGATTAGACCAGGAAATATCGTCAATGGTGCCTGGGATGATTATACTTGGATGATCTACATTATGCCATTCCTTCTGATAGTTACTTACATACTGAATCAAGTCGTAAGTATGTAACGGCTTTTGTTTAAGAGGAAATAAGTTAGTTTCGTGACAGCTTAATATATGCTTCTTTACGTTGATTTGTGGTGGTTGAATAAAATGAGTAATAAGCGTATCCTCCTCAGCCAACCTACAGTCTCTTATATGACCAGCTTTACACTTGCTCATATGCCAATCATGGGGGCCGTAAAAGGTACAATCGTACCCGTTGCTGTTCAGCAAATTAGTTAGGTTGATATGGTGCAACGTGCTGCCCCCAGGGTTAGACCACCCACTAACTATCTTTACCTTACGCATGTTGCTCCTCAGCAGAAGTTGACTTTTTGGGCATGTACCTTTTATACAACTCTAGTCTTTGTCCAACAGTCTTGTTGATATCGAAGTTCTTCTCGGTAAGCTCATGAAGATTGTCACCCATACGATCAACTAACTTAGGGTTCTTAGCGCACTTAGTAAGAGTATTTATCCAACCCATAAGTCCATCTTCAGGCTTTACCAAGAACCCTGTCTCTCCATCTACAATCCACTCGTCATAGGCACCACAGTCGGTAGCTACTAGAGGTATGTTGTACCTGCCACACTCAGCGACTTTAATCTCAGACTTTGAGTCGTTGAAGTTGTTCCACTCTAGTGGAGCTAGTGCGACATCCATATTGGTATAGAAGGAGCCGTAACGGTCTGGCTGGGCTGCGTAATGAACACCTACATTACTTGGTCCACGGAAACCCTTCATAATGAGCTTAGAGTAACTCTTCCAGACATCTACCTGCCAATCCTTAGTCCCTTTGGGAGGATGACCATAAAAATCCCAGCGACAATTCTCTCTTCCTACACGCTGGTTTACTATGTTAGGAACTCCAGCAAAGTACTTCAAATCTTGTTCATGGTGGATACCTCCTACCCAACCAAAACGGCAATAGCCTTTCTTACCCTTGGGACGTTGCATACTTTGCTCACGCCAACAAGGAAGGTTGTAATCAATAGCGTTCTTGACAACCTCTAGATTTCCTCTGGTAACAAACTGTGAGATTCGATCAGCGAACTTCTGTTGGGTTACTGTAACTAGGTCAGCGTGGCTGTAAATAAACGCGGCGATACTTTCTAGACCCTTGTTCTTGTACACTTCGTACAGACGGTGCCCCTCGTAGATGTTAGTAAGCAGATCGTCCGTATCGTAATGTACGAACTTACCAAGCTCCTTAGCTTTACCGATGACCCTGGCCGTAAAGTTTCCTCCGTGGTTTGAGAAGTTCTGTGTGAATACAATATCAGCCCATTTCATATCCTCAAACTCAAAGTCCTCGATCCATTCTCCCGTCTTCTCATCGTAGTCGATAGGGTTTTTATTATACCGTATCTCTACCTCATCACCATAATGCTCTTCTAGCTTACGCATAGGGAGATGAATACGGTAGTAAGCGCAACCACCATCGTTTGCAGGTACAGCCAGGATTTTTAGTTTGGTTTTAGTCATAATAAAAAAAGAGGAGGCACTAATTAAGTGCCTCCTCATAATAGTCTTTATTGAGTTTTTTTAGCTTACTTTTTTGAACTCTTCTTCTGCTACTTCTTTAGAAGCTTCAGTCGAATGAGAAGCTCCAATAGCAGCAGCAACTGCCTTGAGACCATCTCCTAGATCAACTTTACTATCGGTAGGTGCTAGGGCTTTGATTGCTTTGGCATAGTTTTGTCGCTTTCGACGACTGATTAAGGTAAGGACACCCTCCCAAGCAGCAAGGCCAGGAATAAAGGTAGCACCAAGAGCGAATACCGCATCTAGAATGCCTCCAGCATCCCCTTCTCCTACCCCTCCAACAGGAAGGTACGCTGCCTCTGGCCGGAGGTCTTCTTTATCAGCCATAACAAGCTCAGTACCTTCAGGAAGCTTTTCCTTGATAGTACCAGGAAGCTGGTCATAAGGAACGGGGGTTGATTCCGCTCCCTCTACGAGTTGAGTCGTAGTGGTAAGCACGGTGTCTTCTCCGAAGAGATCACCAAGAAATTTACAAGAGCTAAAGCCCGTCATGATAACGAGACTAGCTACAATGGTTAGGATAACATTTTTCATATCAGCTTTTCATTTTAGAAAGGTAATCACCAGTATCAGCAACCTCGGCTGATTCTGTGGGGACGATCTCAGACGGATCAGGGACTCCAAGAACCTGCATAGCAACCTTCTTGACATCCTCATACTCCTCCTTCTTCACTAGACCATGAATATCATGGAGAGATTCCATAATGCTGGAGATCTCTTGGTCCGTACCTAGAGGAGTAGACTTAGGACGAGCGGCAGACTTGTCATACTTGGGCCAATCACGGGGACTATCCTGCTCTTTAATAATCTTGAAATCAAAGCCCTCATTCACATCAGAAATATCTCCGTAATCATCATCAAGCATAGTGGAGATAATCTTGTTGAAAAGCATCTTGCCGATAGAAAGAATCTTCACATCTTCAGAATTACGATCAAGAATATTAATGTAGTACCTTTCACGGGCACGGATCTTGTTTGCAAGAGACTTTGCTTTCTCTGCGTCTTCTTCAGACAGCTTGCCGCTGTTTACTTGATCCCAAAGCTCGTAATAAGCATCACAAAGAGGGCACTTCTCTCCATGAGTCTTTAGGCAATGGACATTACGGTTCTGTCCATCAGGACCAGCGATGCGGTGAATTCTGGTCTCAGCGTAAAACTCCTTGTCTTCGTCTGCTGGAGGCAGGATACGGACTGCGGAGGTGCCTACGGGAACCTGAAAAAATTTGGAAAGGAAGTCTGCGTTGCCTTGGACGCGAGCGCCCCCGTTTAGTTCAGCGTGTTTCGCTGCTAGTTTGTTTAGGTCAATAGCCATAGTAAATAAGTTAGGTTTAGTTGTATAGTTTAGTTTCAGCGCGTCGATTAGAGCTAAGTTGGACAAGCATGTCTTTCTTGTGCTCAAGGGCACGGCATAACCCTTTAAGTACATCATAGTGAAAGGTTGCCTCAATTACCTCGTCATTCTTAGAAATATATTCTTCATCACAAAAAACTAGGTCATCGAGGTCTTTGGCAGTCAACTTTACGGAAGATCCTTTTTTGAGACTTGATCTAACAGAGCCGCTCAAGCGATTTAGGTTAGCTTCCAGTGATCCTAGCTTACGCTTGGAAGCGGCCATAAGTCCGCTGTAATAAGAGTACAAAGAAGCCTGTTCAGATAGCACAGTGTCTAGGTCATCAGAATTTACCTCAGCAAGAGAATCAGAAAGCTCTCTAAAATTATCCCAGTTAAAGTCTGCTAGTAATTGGTCAATATTTGTCATAGCCAAATATTATAGCTCAATCTTCGTAGTTTTTTACTATAGAAGTAATATATTTTTTGTCTTTAAGGGAGTTGCTGTTGACGTTATTGTCCGAAGTATCGTTATTTAAAGGAGAAAACATAATGTCGTATTCTTTTTTCTTTACCAAGCTATATGCCCCGTTTTGGCCTACTGCAATGTAATCCCCAGGATAACCACGATAAAGAGGTTTATCCGCCCTAGAAGCTCCTACAAGGTGGAGACCAAAGGTTTCCTTTATACGAAAATAGGAAGTATCCCCTTGGACTACGTTGGTGGAGTATTGAGGAAAGTAAGCAAAAGCCCAGAACCCCCCTCTGTAGACGCTAGTAACTTTCACATCAGAAAGTAATTGATTTGAAGTCTGTATATCAGTTAATTGAAGGTCTTTCATTTATTATACTAAATAGTTTAGGGTTGAGGTTCATGAGAGACAACCAGTTTCTTGCCAAAACAGTAGTTATATGCTCATTGGTATATGGACCCACCTGATGATTTTCATCCCCACCAAGCCCACCCAGTTCTAAGGCAATATGCGTTAGTTCATGGATGAGGGTCTCTCTAGCAGTTTCATAATCCATGTCTTTTTCCAAGTATAAGACACCGATGTCGAAATCTACCATGCCGAAGCATTTATCGTCATGAAGCTTCAAGCCCCTCTTTATAGTTAGTTTGTAAGTCCTATACCCTACGAGAATTTCATTAACACCCTCTTCCTCTAATTTGGAAAAAAGGTTATTCATTATCAAACATTTCCTCTCCCTCGCTCATGCGAAGTGTACCGTAATCGACCCTCATAGGAACTAAGAACCTAGGTCGTCCATTACGAGACTTCACAACAAAACCCCTCATTGTCCCATTATCAAACTCTTCCTCTGATTGGTTTAAGGAAATAGCAAAATCACAGGTCCTGATCTTACCGTAAGAATCACCCAATTCAGCGTCAGTAATTACTTTTACCATGCGTCCTTGACGGTTAGTCTGGGTAGCCGTCCAAATAAGGATGTTGTGCTCCATAGCCACCCCACGAATCTCTTCCGCCACCCTTTGCTGGGCCTGATACTCTGCCTCAATGTTACGGGTAGGTCGAAGTAGCTCCAGGTAGTCGATAATGACTAGATCTGGCTCAAAATCGTCATAGTTCTTCATCTGAACCAAAAGGTTACGAAGAGTGTTTGCTGAAGCTGTGCCAGTAGGAAATTCCTTAATTCTCAGGTCGCTACCAGGAAACTCATCTTGGAACATACCAAGACGCTCTTTGACTGTAAGAGCAGTAGACTCCTTCTTCAATTTGAATTGGGGAACAAGTGTCATTACAGAGTCGAACCGCTGCGCGATCTTATCCTCACTCATTTCCAGTGAAAGGTATAGGACCTTTCTGCCTTCAATCATCGACTGAACTCCCTGGTTAACTAGATACAGCGACTTACCTACACCAGGGGGAGCAATAACCATAGCCAGTTCCTTCTTACCAAGTCCTCCTTCTAGAGACTTATCTAAAGCAGGAAGAACGGTCCTATACTTGTCTGATTTTTCTTTATTGAACGTGCGGTCCCACCTCTGACTAAAGTCTCCGAAGTAGTTTTGACCCGTATCAACATCACGGCTAATAAGAAGCGCCTTCTTTACCACAGACTCGATCTCCTCAACCCTATCTTCCTTTACTAGAAGGATAGAGTCTGAGATTGCCTGTTTCATGGCCTCGTTTTTAGCAAACAACTCCACCTGATCAAGAATGTACTCAGGGTTATCCGCTGTACGCTCATCTAGATTGTTGATTAGATCAAGCTCGTCCTCGTACTCAGATATCGACTCCCTAACACCAAGAACCTTCTTGAGGTCCTGAAGAATGAAGTCGTCGTTAGGTAGTTTTCCATACTCCTCGAAGTAGTCCCGTACCGCACAAAAAATCTTGGCGTGAGAAGGAAACTCAAAGTAATCAGGATCTACAAGATTTACAATCTGGTGATAAAAGTCCTTACTTCCTTTTAGGTAGTAAAGAATCGCTCGTTGAATATTGTCGCTGAATTCGTAAGCCATTACTGCTGCTTTTGTGGTTTAGTTACATCTAGTTTAGTAGAGCCGATGTCTTTGTGGCCCTGCTTGTTCGCTACATCATAGGCTTTCTCTGTCAGATTTTTGGCTCTATCCATCTTTTTCTGAGCCTCTTCTTTCGATAGCTTTTTAACCTTGCCGTCTCTAGCCATATTTTCGTAATTTAAATTAGCAGGTTTGTAGCGAAACGATTCATCGTTCATAGCATCTTTAGTAGCGGCAATATTCCTATTCAACCAGCGATCTCCTGCGGTCTTATCATAACCCTTCTCCTGAAACTTCTTGATGCGTGCTCTGTGAGAATGAAAGTCTGTATCATCCCCCCAAGAAACATTTACGCCTTGATTACCGAAGTAACGGTCAGATAAAGTTTTACACTTAGGACACCTAGTCCTATCAGGAGCTTTTCCTACGGGACATTCTCTCTCCCAAAAAATATTACACTCTTGGCAAATCCACTCCATAAACGCCATCAGCAGTCACCTCCGTTCATGGAGCAAGAGTCTCCACTAGCTACTGCTGTATCGTTCTTATTACCCATATACTTACGGACGTTCTCCTCAGTAAGGGGGATAGCAGCCAAAGGCTCTCCAGCCTTACTTCCTGCCCTATAGACTGTAAGACCCTTCAAGTAGGGAGCAAAGTCTAGAGCGTGCTGCGAGAAAGCGTCAGGCGTGGTTTCAGAAGGGAGGTTGATCGTCTTGCTAATACAAGAGTCGATATACTTTTGAATGGTAGCCTGTACTTTGATATGCTCATCAGGAGTAACATCCATAGCTCCAACAAAAGACATTACATCCTTACCCTCGTCGTAGTATTTCTGGAACAGTGGGTCAACTACAAGGCTCTCCTTCCAGATATTGTTTTCACGGTAGCGACGGTTATACATGGCGCTGAAGATCGGCTCGATGCCAGAAGACAGGCCAAATAGCATAGAAGTTGTTCCACACGGAGGAATGGTCAGCATGACCGCATTACGGATGCCGTGCTTCTTAATGAGCATTCGGATACGCGCGGGAAGTGTGCGTGCAAAATCCTCAGAAAGGTACTTCTTAGAATCAAAAGCAGAGAATGGCTTTTTGTCCCTAGCCAAGTAGATGGACATCTTATATGCCTCGTCCCTAATCGTACCAAAGAGACGCTCTAAGAACTCAAGACAAGACTCATCACCGTAGCGAAGATTTAGCTTGATGAGCATGTGGTGGAGACCAGTGACGCCCAGACCAACTCGACGGCTACGCTCAGCAACCACACGGCACTCGTCCGTAGGGAACGTGTTGACCGTAAGCACGTTGTCTAGGAAACGGATTCCAGTACGAACAGTTCTAGCCAGACGCTTCCAGTCCAGATCACTACCATCCTCAAGGACCATATTATCCAGGTTAATGTTGGATAGGCAGCAGTTACCGTAGCTGGGAAGAGAGATCTCGCCGCACGGGTTAGTACTATCCAAGTCCTCAAAGTAGCTGACGTTAGTGTAACTATTAGCTAGGTCAATGTTGTAGATTCCAGGGTCACCTGACTCTACAGAGTTTTTCCAGATAACGTCCCAAAGCTCCTTGGCTTTCATGTTACGCTTGCCCTGCATAACAAACTCATCAGTCCACATTTCTTTGTAGAAGTTATTAGCACGCGCCATAGCGTCGTCCTCATCCGTACCTACAACGCGGATAAGCTCTCCGTCGCTGCTTCGGACGACATCGTAAAGGTGGTACTCCTTGCTGTTGTGAGTGAAGAACCAATCCTCATCAAGCTCAACAGCTTCAAGGAATCGGTTGGTGATAGCAACGGAGATGTTGAAGTTGTTTAGCTGGCCCTGGTCTAGCTTTACAGAGAGGAACTCAAGCAGGTCAGGGTGATTAACATTAAGGATACCCATAAGAGCGGTGCGGCGATTCTTACCAGCACGAACGTGCTCACCTACCTCATTGATCATTTTAAGAACGCTGACTGCGCCAGGAGCAGAGTTAGCAACGCTACCAATGTTGTCGCCCTTAGGACGAATCTTGGATACGTTAAAACCCACACCACCACCAGCACAGGAGATGCGATACATGTCCTGAACCGTCTTACCAATACTGTCTACGTCGTCCTCAGGAATGATAACGTAGCAATTGAGCAGATTATGACGGCCACGGTTACGGCCAGCACCAAAAATAATACGACCTCCAGGAATAAGGTCCCCGCTGCCAATAGCAGAGTAAAACGACTGCTCAACCTTCTCCTTGTCTACATCTAGCTCTGCTGATGCAATAGTTTTAGCGATTACCCTAGCTCGCTCAGACCACTTAGTTTCGCCAGGGTAAGCGTAACGAGACTCGAAAATTGATTGTCCAAGAGGATCAAGTTGAATGTTTGCCATTTTTGTTTTTTACCGTTAGTTTGGAGGTGCCGTTGGTCTTGGTTACGGTAACGACCTTAGCATTTCCCATTAGGGATTTTAAGTAAGTATTGTGTGTAATAACGAAAAGAGTACGCTCTTTCTTCAGTTCTGATAGTAGATTATATAGTCCATTCATACCATCAGCGTCTAAGCTTTCTGCAATTTCATCAAAGAAAACTACGTTGCTATCTTCAGTAGTGGATACTTTAAGCAAAGCCTGTAATCCTAACATTACAGAGAGAGACACCTTCTTTTTCTCGCCCCCACTCATAGAAATATAATGAAGGACGTTTTTACGAGTCATTATCGTTTCGTTGAGTGCCTCGTCAAACTGTATTGTGTACTTTCCGTGAGTCAAATGAGACAAATAATAATTGACCTGAGCATTAAAGTACTCTAGAATATTTCTAATAATATACTTGACAACTCCCTGCTCAGAAAAGGCTTTCTCCCAAAACTTCATGATCTCGTAGTTGGTATTGAAATCATTCCTCATATCCATCTGCTCTTGGATACGCTCGGATACCTTGTCGTGCTGACGTTGGAGGAAGTCTCGCTTACCATCCTGGGCTGCGGCGTCACGCAACTTCATATATTCCCTAGAACTGATACGCTCAGGCTTATGAGTATTGCTAACCTGTTCTAGCTCAACCCCTAGATCAATAATTTTAGCGTCAAACTCAGCCATACGAGCGTCCATAACCTCAGGATCCATACCCTCCTGCATATCAGAACCACAAGTGGGACAGGACTTAGCCTTAGCATCCTTCTCAAGCTTCTGTGCGCGTCTCTGCTCGCCTTTTATAAGCAACGCAATATCTTTTACCTTCCACGCTACTTCTCGATTGTGCTCCTCTACAGCGGCTACCTCGTCATAGGTCATAGAACTAAGTAAGTCCAGCTTCTCCTTGTCGATGCTTTGGAGAGAGTCGCTAATCATGTCGATCTCTGTTTGATAGGTCTTTTGGTTAATTTCTAACTCCTTGATAACAGCATCGCACGCCTTCTTACCTTGATTGTAATCAGACTTCAAAGCTTTCACAGAGTCTCTCTTAGAAAAAAGGCTATCTAAGTTCAGGAAATTCTTTATGATGGTTCGCTTATCATCAGGAGAGGCTGTAAGGAATTCCGTAGTGTTGGACTGACCAAACACAGTTGAGGCTAAAAACACCTTGTAGTTGGTGCCTAGTAGTTCATCAATCAGGTTCTGAGTGTTTAGTCCGTTATCCTGCGTAAGCTCCTCCTCCCCCTTCCACAGCTTGAGGGTAGTAGGACGCTTGCCACGCTCAATAATCAGATCATTTACGAACACTTTGACCGTGCAATTCTTCTTGCTACGGTTATTTATTAAGGCTTCCTCAGTAGACTTCCTGATAGTGCGTCCGAACAGACCCCAAACTAAAGACTCAATCAGTACTGATTTTCCTGCTCCGTTGGA